TGTCGTTGTCCACAAAACAATAGGCCGACAAGATGCGAAGCGTCCCGCCGCTGCCTGTGGCGTTGAACAAGTCCAAGAAGACCTTGTTGGCACCCACGGCCTGCGCTGGGCAGATCATGCGGTACTGAGGCAGGCTGCCGGTGAGATGGCCGTCTGGATAGGCCAACATCACAATTTGGTACTCCTTGGCCGACACCAGCTGCGTAGCAACCGTCGCCCCCGAGCCAGGGGTGACGTTGATCGAGTCGTTTGGCAGCGCCATGACTACGCGCTCAGTGCGGTGTAGGTCAGGCTGGAGCAGCTCACGGTGTCACCCGCCGCGACCGTCAGGCCGTTGGTCATGTTGATGTCAGACGCGCTGGCCGCCACCGCGCAGTGGATCACCACCGTGCCGCCGTTGGTCTGCAGCGTGGCCGTGGCCACCGCGCTGGCGTTGCCGGTGGCGTTGGTGTCGCTGCTGATCGCGTTGGCCGTGGCCGTGCCGCTGACAGCAGCCGGGAAGGCCGTGGCGCTCAGGTTCAGCGTGGCCACCACCGTGCCCGGTGAGCCAACAGTGCCTGACAGGCGAAACGCCAACCGACCGTTGGTGCCAATCAGCGCCGTAACGGCGTCAGTCGCAGCGTTGCGTGCTGCCGTCGAGTGAGTTACCGCCACTTTGAAGCTCCTTCAGCTTGTCTTCATCAATGAAACCGACAAGCTCGTATTGTTCGACCTTGCCAGTATCTTTGCGCTTGATTTCAACGGTGAAGCGCAGTTCACCTACTTGGCCGCCTAGCTCGATCACGCCAGAAACTTGAGCTTGTAGAGCGCGGACAGGTACTGCCCGACGATCTCGTCAATGATATTCTGAATCGGCGTGTCGTCCTTCTTGCAGCACTCGTAGCGCATCTTTTCGACCTCAGCCAACGAATCCTCAAGGAACTCAATGATGTTGCCGGTCTTCTTGGCGCTCATCAAAGTGATCGGGCCAATCAGCCCGTGCCGCCCCTGATAGGCTTCAGCAAACTTGTCGGCCAAGTCAACGATGCCGTCGTAGAACTCGTTGAGCGCCGAGTGCTTGGCAAATGACCGGGTGCTGAGGTGGGTTGAATGAGCCACATCTCGCGCTAAAAACAGCGTACCTACAAAATCAGCGCAGGAACTCATACCGGCACCCCCATCGGTTCGCCCATCGGCATCTCAGTCGCGCGCTGGTTGACCACCATGTCGCCGACCGTCATGACGTCGCGCAGCGTTTGCATGACGACCTCCTGCACCTGCTCAGGCTGCATACCGTTTGCCACCGCTTGCAGTCGCCGTGTCTCGGCCTCGTAAGCCTTGACCTCAGCGTCCGTCTCAGCCTTGAACTTGTCGATCTCCAGCTTCTGGGCTTCCATCGACTGATTGACACGCTGAAGCATACCAGCCATTTGCTGCATCTCCGCAGCCATCGCTTGCATCTGCTGATTGGCCGCCTGCAGCGCCGGGTTTTCGTCCGCGTCGCTCATGATCTGCGGGTCGATGGTCTTGGCAAACCGCTTGGCAAGCTCTTGAGCACCAGGCCAGTCCATGTTCTTGACGAACAGGTCGCCCGCCACCGCCCACAGTTGCGGGTTGGTCTGCAGCAGTTGAGCCATCGCTTCCAGTGCCTCTTGACGCTTGGTCGCGTAGCCCGGACCCGTCACAACCACCACGTCGTACTTGCCGACGCTGGGGTTGTAGATCTTGTCGATCACGATACCCTGCTCGTTGACGATCTTGCGCACCGGCTCAGGCTGCATGGGGTTCATCTTCACCATGCTGGACTCGCCATCCTCGCCAATGATGCGAGCGATCCGCTCGGTGTCGTAGATCTTGGGGATCAGATCCACCAGTTGACGAGTAACATGACGCACAGCCCGAGCCAAATTATCAACATAGTGGTACGTCCCGGTGTCGCCCTCGCGCTGGCGGGCCAGAATGGCCTTGCCTGAGCGCTCGTTGCCTTCCAGCCCCAGCGAGGCGTTGTACTGGCCTGTGGTGCCCTTGATGTCCTCTGCAGCCCCCATCTTGGCCTGAATCAGGCCCGTCTGGGCCATCGGCGGCATGGCACGCTGCGGCAGCGGCAGCACGCTGCCCGAGCCGTCAGTCACGTCAGGGTTGACCTCAAGGTACGGCCAGTTCTGGGTGTTGGCAGTCTTCCACTGCAGCTCATACCCCTCAAACTGACCGCCGTAGCCGATGAATGGGGCCTTCGGAGCCAGCGCCAGCATCTCGGCCTCTTGGCTCGTCCAGTAGTTGTACATCCGCTGGGCGTCCTTGGCGTTGCGCACCAGCCCGGAGACGTACAGCCGACCGTCAACCTCGTATTCGTTGCCGACCACCCGCACCACGGGGATGTACTTGCCGGCCCACTCCTGCTCTTCGAGGATCTCGTAGCCGTTGATCTTGCACCACTTGATCTTCTTGCGGTCGGCTTGGCGTGAGCGCAGCGGCTTGCCGAACATCGCCTTGAGCTGCTTGTCCTCGGGCGTGCCGGCAAACGCCGTCTGGTTGCCCGGATACAGGTTCAGCGTGGCGCGGTCGTAATCGACGTAGAAATACTCGGCGATGCGGATTGTGTTCTCGTTAAGCCACTGGCTCAGCGACTGGTCGCCCACGCCCAGGCTCATCAGCGTGTTGGCCGGCGAGGCGTTCGGGTACAGCCGGTGGTACTCCTCGCGGGTGATGTCCTCGGTGATGAAGCACCACTTGGCGTCCGAGCCACACGGGTCTTGGATCAGCGGATCCATGTAGACCGAGAACGAGTTACGCACCCGCCCGATCTTGATGTCCTGATTGAACGTGTCGTCGTCGCAATACTCGGTCAGCAGGCGGATGTAGCCCTCGCCAAACGACACTTGGTTCTCGCAGGCGGTGTCGTAGGCGACGTCGGCGTCGCTGATGTACTCGATGTGCCGCACCACGCCATCAAAGATCTCCGCGACCTCGACGTCAGCCTTGTCGTCAGCCGGGATCACCTTGCCGCTGGGGCGGTTCTGCCGCTGGTCGTTGGTGACCTGCCGGACGTGCTGCGGCAGTTTGTTGATGGTCAGGCAGGGCCTGGCGTTGATCGTCTGCCCCTGCACCGCGCCACGGGTGGCCAGAACGTCCGCTGGCCACTGCCACGCATTGTCAGGACTTCCCGCAAAAAAGCGGAGATCGTCTATCTCATCCTCACGACTTTCACTGTAAGCCGAGATAGCTTGGTTCAGTCGTTGACGAGCCGTAGTCAAAATGTCTGACTCGGACTTGTTCTTGGCGCCGCCGCCGTTGGCCACGGCAGCAGCCGCAGTGATGCCGGTGTAGTCAGCCATGTTACTTCTTGCCCTTTGGCGCGGGTTTTGAGCCTGATTTGGCCTGCGCAGCACGCTGGGTGCTGTACGCGATGGCTACGGCCTGATTTTGGGGCTTTCCAGCCGCCATTTCGGCCTTTACGTTCTTGCGAAAGGCCGTCGAAGACGCTGATTTGACGAGTGGCATCGTTTTGGCCCCTTTTTGGGCGCTACGCGCCCATCCAACTTGCCGACATTTGGCCTCTGTCGCGCATTGTAATCGTGCGCGGGCGCTCGACATACTCGCGGCTGGCCAGCGGATAGGCAAACGTGACCGCCAGCGCGTCTGCGGCGTCAGGAGAGGCCAATCCGCGTGCTTTCATGTCCTTCTTCGACTCCAGATAGATCGTGCCGCTGCTATCGGGCTTGGTCTTGGGGCCTGTCAGGTCCGCTTTGAGCTGCCGGTCGTTGGGCATGGACCCTGACTTGATCCACTCGCGCATCGCGCCCCACATCTCCGCGCGCTTGTTGCCCCACATGATGGTGTTCTTGGCCTTCCAGCCAAAGTTCACCCCGCGCACCTTATACCGCTGCTCGGTCAGCCGGTCAAGTATGCCGTACCCCAGCCCGCCCTCGTCCAGCACCACCAGCGCTGGCTTGAACTCCTCTATCGCCTCAATGACGTGCCCCACCACCGTCATCGTGTCGTCGCCCCGGTAGCGCCGGATGGCCAGCAGGTCGCGCCCCTGCCTGGCCACAATCACCGTCGCATCCGCGCCGCTGCGCGCCGGGTCCACCCCCAGCACGATAGGCGCGTCGGGGTTTTTGTAGCGTGGCCGGCGCATAGCCTCGTCCACCATGCGCGGGCTGATGAACTGGTCGTCGCCGGAAGACGGAAAGTCTCCATACACTTCTATCCGGGCCTGCGGGCTGTCCTCGCCGTACTCCGCAATGATCTGCTCGTACACCGCCTTGTCGGTGTCCTCCACCGTGCGCGAGTCGATGTTGCGCGTGCGCCAGAAGTCCCGCTTGGCGTTGAAGCACTCGTAGAAGTACCCGCTGTTGCGCCGAGGGTTGCTGAACGCCGTCCAAAACCGATGCGGCGTGTTCTCAGTGAAGAAGCCTTGCGCCACGTCCCAGATCGTGTCCGGTATGCCGCTGGCCTCATCGAACACCAGCAGCACGCCGTCGCTGTTGTGCAGACCGGCGTAGCTGTCCGGGTTCTCCTCCGACCACAGCCGCCCCTCCGCGCCCCAGTACCGCGTGCCCTTGCGCAGGTCGCGCTCCACCAGGTCCGTCAGCCACTTGGCCGGCGTCACCCTCGTCGCGCTGATCTCGTACCAGTGGCTGTTGATCAGCATCGCCAGCCACTTTGTGATCTCGGCCCATGTCACCGAGCGCAACTGCGCTTCGCTGTTGGCGCTCACGATCACGCTCGCCCCGATGCGCGTTGTGATCATCCACAGCACCAGCCAACTGACCAGCGCCGACTTGCCGATCCCGCGCCCTGACGCCACGGCCATCCGAAACACGCTGAAGTCCACCTTGCCGTTATTCGACTTGATGTGCTCCTTCAGGTCGCGCAGCACCTGCCGCTGCCACTCTCGCGGCCCCTTGTAGTGCGCCAACGGCGTGTTCACCTCGCCCCACGGGAACGCCAGCATCACAAACGCCTCGGGATCGTCCTTGACCGCCGGGCTCCACAGCCGGGCCATCAGGGTCTGCTCGTCTTCAGCGCTGTACTTCGGCTGCTGCATGCGTTGGCGCGGCTATCGACGCCGCCTTCGGTTGGTGTTCGATGACGTCCACGACGTCGCTTGGGATCTGCATGACGCGCTGCTCAGCCTTCTCCAGCGCCATGCTGATGCTGATCTGCTGCGCCACGTCCACCTGCACATGCTGCTTGGCGACCCAGTCGTGCCGGTGCTTCAGGATCATCTCTGCGGCCTTGGTGTCGCCATTACGCGCCGCCGTGTGGATGACAAGACTCATCTCCCCTTCAGCGTCGGCGTAGCCCTTCTGCACCGCCAGCTCGGCTATCGGGTCCATCTGACACAGACGCCGGTACTCAATCGGCAGCAAGCCTGCGTTCAACGCCAGGTTGTCGCCACGCAGACCCAACTTGGCCGCGTTGTACAGCTTCTGCAGCACAGCCTCGGTCGCCTTGACCTCACGCGCCGTGATTGGGAGTGACTGAAAGCTCATGCCCGTAATGTTACAGGTTGTTGGACGGCTTGCAAGTGTAAGGTGGTGCTTTACGGTGTTGTGCAAAAAATATTTTTGTTCGTAGGGGCTTCGTTTTTGACCGCTCAGGCTGCCGGCCCTCCCCTCCCCCCTCCTGGCGCCTGGCGCGCAGCTCGCTGCCCTGGCCGCGCAGCTCGCTGCCCCCAGCCCGTGGGCAGTGGTGGGCAGTGCCCACAGCATGCAGTCACCACCAGCATCATGGGCAGTCATGGGCGGTGCCCATGCTGGTCGGTAGCGTGGCTGTGTCCTGGTGGCGTGGTGGCGCGGGGGTTTGGGGCGCGGGTGCTCGGGGTAGTCATGGGCGGTGCCCACGACATGCTTGCGCCCATACACACACATACACCTATACTGTAATTATATACAGTATACTCTGACGCCGCTATTCAAATTCTGTATCCTGCCCATCTATACCCCTACATAGGTAATAGGCCCCCAAAAAAGCCACCCACGTTTTCACCCCCACGGGCATAGCCCCCACCCCGTAATCCCCCTACGTTTTGGTCGGATATGTGTTGACTGTGTAAAAGAATCCGTTACAGTACATCCACCGCGCAGTTCGCGCGAGCAACCTGGAGCAACGCAACATGACACACAATTTCTGGATCGACCACACAGTGCCCGGTGATTCGATGGCGTCTACAGTGCCCGTCGCTACCCGCGACGGTCAGCATTGGTACTTCGACGACGGCGCATACGGTGTCTATGACTACTACTGCCGCGACCACGACGGCGACGACACACCCCCTGCGATGATCGAATGGGAGCGCGTCGTTTGCGACGTCATTTGCCCGAAGCTCGCCGAGTGCTCGCACGGTCACTCTGTCAGCTTCAACATCAATGGCTTGTCGTGGACGTTCACGCGCAACGACATGCGCGACGACTGCGGCATGCCTATCGACCAGTTTTAAGGAGCCCTTGCCATGTTTCACCCCTCCATCATCACCACCTACAGATTCCACCGCTCACAGCGGCAGATCAACCCCGTCGACGCATGCACCGACACTGCCCACGGCTATGGAATCAACGTCCACACGCTCGCGCAGTTCCTGCGCGCCATTGGCGTTGACGCCGCCCATCTTC